AAAATGAAGAAATTACAAAATATATCAAAGATGCATACAAACAATATATGATTCGTTTATATAGTGAAAACATACACGATCAACCACTTCATATGTTTGAAGCGAAACTTGAATCAAAGCCATCGCATGATTATACACCAGTAATTCAGAGGCAACCCAGAGGTGGTAAATATGCTTGGCATTATGATGAAAATAATAAAGAACATGTTGCTATGCTAATGATTTATCTAAATACATTAGAACCTGAAGAAGGTGGTTGTACAGAATTCTATGGTGGTAGAAAAGTTAGACCGGAATGTGGTAAAGTTTTAATATGGCCGGCAACATGGGCATATCCTCATTGTGGAAATGAGGTTAAGGCCAAATATAAGTATGCGATAGTTACACCGTTAAAGTTAAAATAATTTGGATCTTAAATCTTCTATGTCTTTGAAATATCTCTTAAGATCCTTCATAAACCTCTTGTTGTTCTCTAGGACTTCACACTCAGGTTTATTAAGATAAATCCATGCCAAATTTGACTTCGAATACTTTGTTCTCTTTTGATTTTCGTTTGGGCGTCTTGGTACCAACTTTGTAGTTTTCTTGACTTTCTTTGTGGTTTTGACATCCACCCTATTAACAAAGGATAGGGCCTGCATCACAGTGTCTGCTAGGTCATCCTTCTTTTTTGATTTGAGAAACGTATCTAACCAGTGTGCGTTGGTCGTCCCATTCCTAATAAATTCTTCGCACCTCTCTATGGAAACCTTTTTTCTTTTATTGTATTGCGCTTTACCTGGACCAGCAACATCTGGAATCTTGTGACGTGCATCATAAATGATTGTCTCCGCTTGGGGGCATTTAATGATGAAATATGCGTGGAGGAAGTGCATCACAGATATCATTTTTTTATTGCGGTCGGGTTGTTTCTCGATAAGAATCGTTTTCGCTCCAAGTACCCAAGGTCTCTCATCTAAGTGTTTTCTAAGAGACACATAAACACCATCTTCATGTTCAGGTGGAACACCTGAAACATCCCATTCCCTCACGAGATTATCATGATCTTCATCAAGTAAGCATATCGCCAAATTCCTTATACCAACATCAATACTTAGAATCATTAGATAGATCTTTAAATATACCTTTAAGTTAATGAAGTGTATCGCGCATCGTGGATATTCCCTGAAGTACAAAGATAATAGCATTGAAGCTATAAGAGAAGCAATTCATAGGGAATACGATGGCGTTGAGATTGATGTACAACTTTGTGAGACTGGGGAGCTTGTCCTGTTTCATGATGTATACATTATGGGTAAGTTCATTTCTGATATGTCTTTAGAACATGTAAGAGAATTAGGGATATGTACACTTCAAGATGTGTACGACCAAATACCAGAACTAAGAAGAACACTTCTACTTCTAGACATAAAGGGTCGGGACTTGGGGATTGTCAAAGCTCTAGAAAAATTTTATGAGAAGGAGTCAACCGAAAATGTATTTTTTTGTAGTTTCAATCGTAAGATTATTTACAGTTTACCACAAGAATTCAAAATAGGTTCAACTTTTGAGACAACTTTTCACACAAGTGAATATCCTCTAATCGCGATGGGTCTCAACGCAGTTATACTCCATTGGACATGTTTAGACAGTGATTTCATAACCCATTGTAAATCACATGATATTAAGGTTTATACGTATACACATAAAGAAGACGAAGAGTTGGAATATATGTATAGGTATGGTGTTGATGGAATTATTACAAATGGATTTTAGAAGCGACGAGCAGCGGCCCCACTCATGTTGGTCATACCCTTTTGCCCAGCTGGGGACAGAGCCATAACCATGACGAGTACGATAATCATACAGCAGCACACCACAGAGGCGATCATCGCGTACTTCATAGGACCAGTGAGACCCTCAAAAAAGGTACCAATAATATCCGCGATACCCTTGTTCTCAGTCTTTGCAGCTGCATCCGCGGCAGCATCGAGTTGATTTAAGATATCACTAGACGCTATGGCATCTACAAGATTGTTAGTCACCATCGTGGCAACAACTTGTGCCGTGATATCCTGGCTATAGTTAATTGAACCACCTAGGGTGCAATCATAACCATCAATGGTGTACACACCATCCTGAATACTTACCTGTTCTGCTAGAGCCGCGTTTATATTGTCAATGTTTATGACATTATCAACAATATTTGTAACTGCCAGGTTAACTTCTTGGTTAACGTTTTGTTTGTCACCAAATTGAAAGTTACCCGCTTCTGTAACTTTCTCAACTTGAGCCTGTACCGCCGCTGTCATTTCAGTGGTAATAGCATTTTTAATCGCAGTTTCCTGTGTATTATTAAGTTCAGAACTCGCACTTGCTGTTGCGTCAATGTTCTGTACGACAGTGGTGGTGCAAGCCTTTACATTTCTCATATCCAGGCTCATTGTTTGAATATTAGCCTGAGACGCTATAGATTCAGACTGATTTGTTGTGGTTTGTTCAAAAATACTTTGATTCATGGCCGAGATGTTGAAGGCTTGGTTGATTCGTTGATCACCACCTCCTCCCATGATTTATTAAATTGTACTGAGAAAATAATGTTACCGAAATGTATAATGAAACTCAACCTCAAAAAGATAAAACTTAACCAGGTTGTCCTAGTTGTGGCGATCGTCGTCGTCGTGGGCTGGTTACTCATGCGTTCCAGGCGAGTTGAAAATATGGAGGGTGATCCCACGAATTTCTCAGACGTTGTCCTCTACGTTGAGAACCGGGAAGACCCCAATCCATTTGTTGTCTATGGTATGGCTAAGAAGATGACGGACGATGACAGCAAACTCGAGAAGATCCTAGAACTCGCGACTGAAGGTAAAAAGGCTGAACTTTTGGAACTCCTAAAGACCCTGTAAATTTTTGTGTATACGTTTTTATTAAAGTTGACCCCAATGTTTAATAAAATCTCAGTAGATAGTAGATTTAGAAATTATGGTTTGGCCATTTCCTAAACGTGAGTATCACACAAAGTGGTATTGGCACTCACACGCAGCTGAAGAGTGGCTTACTGACGCCGGAAACGCCGTGGTGGGCGCCGTGACGGACCCAGTTGGAACAGGGGTTGGTTTAATTGGAACAGGGGTTGGTTTAATTGGAGATCTAATTGATCCAGACCCGCCAACACCCCCAGTACCTGAGACGCCACCAGCATGTAACACTTATTATGTAACTCCAACTGAATTAAAATTAAGGTCGTTCGATCCGGATCAGGCAGGTTCTCGTTGTAATAATACATTAACTCAGTGGCTAGAGACAGAGAGAATAAAATTTTGTTCGGATGTTGCTCATTTTACAAAAGATCCAGGTGGTGGTACGTGTAAGGAAAGAAACGAGGGTCAAGCTATTGCGAGAGAATATTGTGGTGTAGGTGCTAGAATAAAGTCGGCGTCATGTACAAGTCAATATCTAGGACCCGAAGTATACCCCGAACTCGCAGCAGCATATTGCCAAACTGATGATGGTAAAGCTGATCAATGGTGTACATGTTACAATGTAGTAAACGGTGTGTGTGACAGTGACCCCAACGCTGCAGGGTGTGCAGCAAAAACTGAACACTACGATCCTCTTGTCGCTGCGACACCCGATGGCTTTAAATCTGAATGGATCGGTCGTGAATCGTGTTACGGTCTGGTGTGTCAACAGGAAGGGAATATTTCTAAATGGATCCCAGAAGATCCCACTCGTGATGCGCGCTGTTCAGCATCCATAAATATTTGTGGAATGCCAGAAATCAATGCTGAAAACCTGGTTCAATCTGATATTATAACTTCGTGTAATATAGATGGTGTAGAATATGATGAGAACGGTTACCCAATTGAAAAGAAAGATGAGGATGAGGATGAGGGTTTCATGAAATTCATACCAACATCTACAGATGATTTTAGCGATCCAACTAAGATGGTTAGTGTAGGTGTATCATCTGTTTCGTCATGTATGTGTTTACTATTACTAGTTTTAGTGGTGAGTAAATAAAATCTCAGTGTTTAACAGATAACCATGGCTCTTCTTGTTGGTGCTGGTGCAGCCGCTGCTTGTGGTTTAGGTCTAGTTGACTGTACAAGGGAAACGAGTTATCCCACAGTTGAGATTGACCAATGTGAAGAAATGGACAATCAACTAAAAGAGGAATATGGAGATGATTATCTGACAAACCGTGAAAATATGCCAATTACAGGAATGGCACTCCAGTATATTAAAAGTACAGGGTGTGAATCAACTTTCGGGTATGAAACACTTGCTGATGAGTTTTGTGAGTCTTTAGAGAATTATAATACTCAAATCGGTGGTGGTGAGACATGTGGTACAACCAGGGATCCAACGAATACATTAAGATCACGGTGGTGTCTCAATGAAGAGGGTCCGGACGTGTCAACGAGTAATGGGATTACTATAGGTCCAGATGCACAAAATCGTATGAAGGCTAATGATAAATGTTCTGAAGAAAACCTTTCAAATAAATACGACAGTACTTGGGTCAAGTATTGTAAGGCAAAACCAGAGGATCTGGATTGTACCTGTTACAACATGAAGAATATGGTGTGTGATCAGCACCCTAACGCAGCTGGGTGTACCTATTATGATATATTAGAATCAAACAAGGAAGCTTTTACTACATCGGAAGAGAGAAATGAGCTTAGAGCTGCGGCTCTTGCTGCGGGTAAAGGTGAAGATGAAATAGAAGATCCCGCATCCTACACTACCCTCAAAACTAAAGGACATTGTAGACCTAGATCGTGTGATAGTGGGTACATTCCACCGAATGTTAAAAATGATTGTGCATCTACGTACCCGATATGTGGTCAAGACATAGATATACGAACACACACAAATAATCAACTTGCTGTCAAGTGTAATTATGACCCAGATAGAGAAAGAACTTTTCCAGATTGGTGGGATGAAGAGCGAGATACGAGTTTTATGGATTTAGAGAGACAACCTCCGTTTGATACATTTCCATTAAATATACTTCCTATCACCCGCTTTCCAAAGAAATTTAATTGGAAAGACCGGGATGTTAGGTATCTTACTTACCTATCAACCAGTCTATCATCGTGTATATGTACAATCATAATTGTTGTAATGTTAAGCTTAAAGAAGTAATAAATCTTTACTTTATGTGGTGTTGGTGGTGTTGTCACGACTTTGAAGGAACACCTCTATGTATGCCTTATAAATATGATGAACGTAGAAATAAATTTTACACAGCTGGCAACTACTGTTCATGGAGTTGTGTAAAGTCCCATGCGATAGATAAATATGGGTGTACCAAGGGCGGTCTCGTGTGTGGAAATGTCTTAGTGATGCGTAAGAAGATGTACAATCAATTTGGACATGTTAAACCTGCACCGAACAGATATAAACTTAAGGAGTTTGGTGGTGATATGACGATAGAGGAGTTTAGGAAAAATCAAACAAGTGATTTGGGGGAACCTAATAAGATTGAAACTTCTTCAGTTATAAGTAACGTAGTACCCATTATTTCAGACACAAAAAGAATGAATGAAATAAAGAATGCATCTTCATCTAACAATGCGCTAAAACTAAAAAGAACTAAACCACTAAAACGAAGTCACAATAATCTGGAATCAGCTTTGGGTCTCATCATCACTCCCAAAACCTAGATTTCTTTTCTGTTTAGCCGTTGGTAATGAAGGTGGTAATTTTTCACTTTTTTTACTATGCACCCATTGAGTCCCATCATGTGCCGACCAGCATATATCATACCTCTCTATCATTTTCCTGCATAAAACACATGGTAATGATATAGCGTCTCCGTGTACATTTTTTCTAAAAATAACTAAATGACCATATTTTCGGTGTAACCATTCTGTAAATTGGTGGGGTTTATAACCTTTTTTTAAACATTCGCGGTAAAGACGACGGATGAGTTGCCTCTCTGCACACATATGATTATTACTTACAACTTCTGGACCTCTAGTCATACAACTACTGACGGTACAATACTTCATACTGGGCAATTGTTACACGTAGGTCCTGGAAATACAAAGGCACAATTTTTACACTCGTTGAGTACACTTAGGTTCTTCTTTTTCGGAACCAACCCTTTTGAAAAACGATCAAGTTCTCTTACGGTATATATTCCGTACTGTATCATAACCTCCAAAGGAGGAAACTTCATACTATATCATAGACAATTCAAATCCTTAATTTGGTTTCATACAGCACGAAAATAGATCACGGACGGCCTTATTAGCTTTAAGCATACCAGCAAACCCGTCAATAATAGGTGGAACCATGGTCTTGAGGACGGTTTCAAACTCGGAATCCTTTTCACCATCATCAATCTCCTCAATAAGGTGGTAGAGCACGGCGATCACGAGTTTCTTCTTCTGAGGACCCTCGAGCCCTCTAAACTTAGAAGCGTTCATCATTAGCTTCGCGACGATTGGGGGGATGTCCTCCTTCTGGAGACCATCTCCCAAATATTCTCTCTTGATCTCTTCAACCATTGTGACGACAGTCTTACCGTCAATCTTACCCGAAAACTTTTCGATGATAGCGTCCATTTTATATTCTTAGTTTATATTAAAAATGAACACTGATAACGTACTTGCCGCGATCGCCTTCGGTATTGGTTTTATCCAGATGCATCAGGACTTTAAGAAATCTGAAGAAGTTGACGAAAAGTCTAAGAATGCGGTGATGTTGAGTATTCTTGCGAGCTCCCTATGGCTCATTTACCAATCTAGAAAGTATGGTATGAACTTCACCGTCGGGTACACTGGTGTTGGTTTACTACTCCAATTGTATATCTTGAATAAGATATTGGTTAAAGAAAGTAAATTTAAATAATACATGACTCTGTTTGAATTGAATGAACAAGCTGTAGTTGTACAAGAGTCTTTTATGGGATCAAACATATACTACATTGATGATTTTTATAAACATCCCGATGATATCGTCAAATATTTTGATATGACATACTCTCCTATTCATCGTGAAACTTTTAGAAGAGATGGTTGTCAAAGTTTAAATGGTAAATATTTTGATGATAGAAGACATCAAATTATTTCTA